ATCCAAGAAAAGAAAGAACTACAGGCGAAGTTAATCAATGGTACGATAGCAGCAAGTGCTGCTGTTGGTGTTCTTGGTCTTGGTGTTGGTTTACATCGTATATTGAGTGCATCACCAAGTTACAGGAGAGTACTAGGAGAAAAGATCAATGAGACATTTGCTAAAACTGAGGATACAATACTAGATAATGTTCCATTGGGGATAGGGAAGGCAAGACAGCAACGTCACTCAGTTGCTCAAGGTGTAGCTGCTAATTTTGGACGACGTAATACTTTTGAAGTAAGTGGTGGATTAGGGGAGATTAATACACCTGGCTATGCTGTTGCATCGTCTTTAGCCAAAGAAGTCAGATCAGTTAAGCCTGGAAGTTATGGTAATAATTTTCATCAATTTAGAGCTGATTCTATTAAGGCGTATTTTGGAGCAAGAACAAAAGATGGTAGTAATATACATGCACAATTATCTGCTCAAGAGATGATTAGTAAGCAGTATAAATTAAATCTTGATCTTGGTAAAGAATTAAATTTACGTCAGCGTAGTATTGATGTACGGAATGCTTTAACTGATAGTTTAGCACTTGAGAAAAAGGATTTGTTTGAAAATGCTAAAGCTAGAGGAATCAAAATCAATGATGATGATGGTCGAGTTGCTTATGCTGAGTCTTTAATTAGGGGTACTGGGTTAAATTCAGCTCAAGAGACTGCAGCTATTTCTACAGTATCTAAATTGTTAAAAGTTCAGCCTAGTACAGTATCAGATGATATTTACCGAGATTTTGTAAAAAAATATGATAGGTTCTATGATGATATTGGTGATGCTTTAGCTGATCAGTATACACCAGCTGGTAATGCAAGACCTGCTTTTGAAGTTGGTTTGCCTGTTAAGTCTGATGATATTATAGAGACTGCTAGGATAAAACATGCTGAGTATCTAGATAAGATATTAAATCCTAGATTAAATGATCCAGCTAGTTGGCGAGGTAACAAACGAGTGTTTGGTCCTTATAGTGCAGATCTAACAACTAGACTGTATTTTGAAACAAATGGTGGATTAAAAGTCAGACCTGATTTTACTGCACCAGGGGGAATTGTAGATGGTGAGAGAAGGGCTGAGAATGTTAACAGAACCTAACTGGGTAGGTAAATTACGAAGACCAGAGCTTAGAATACATATTTGGCTAAACCGACTTTTAGGAAAGTCGTCTGATACTAAATCAGATGGTAGATTTGATAGTAGAATCTATCGATATGACAAAGGAAAGCGGTGTGGAAACAGTTATATTCCAAGTTCGTTCAATTGTACAAGGGGAAAGGCACCTGTAAAAAAGTCTATTACTAGTAGATCTACCAGCAATAAGAAGGAAGAGTCTGAAGGTAGTAATAATCTAGGTAGTAAGATAGCAATAGGTGCAGCCATAGCTGGAGTAGGTGCTATTTCAATAGCTGCATTACATGATGCATATAGAATCACTCATGATTTTGATATGCCAAAAACAAAAAGTATTCGTACTGCAGCAAAACCGTTTATGAAAGGGAAAGAAGGTCCTATAAGAGAAAGACTTCAAGGAGCATTAGAAGAGTTTTATGATAAAAAAGTAAAAGAAGAGAATTGGAAATTTGGTGATTTAGTGTATGAAAATCAGTTAGGAGGAGATTTAGATCCTGGTGGCCATTTTGGGGTTTACTTAGGCAAAGGGGAAGGCAGAACTGCCCATGATTTTTTACGATTTGTAGCTGATGCAGAAACAAAATCACCACTTTTTGGTAAATTTGAAATTATTAGTAGTGGGCGTAATTTAGATAAAGATGATAACTTAGCTGATGTACTTTTTGAGCGTGTGCCATCTAAAAATCAACCAAAATTCAAATTTTCAGAGAGTAAGATAGAAGAGAGAATGGAAAAATTGTTAGAAGAAAAGTTAGAATTTGATGAAGTTGATGCTAATTGTGAGTCTTGGTCAAAATTGGTTGTTAGTGGGCAATCAAGATCAATGCAAACAGGTAAGTTAACTCTTGTTGGAAAGACAGCAATAAGAACTTATACTCGTGTAGCTAATTTCATGGATACTGGTAGTCTCAGGGTTCGTGATAAAGATGTTGTGCCAATAAGAAAAGCAGCAAGATGGTTAGATGGTAATAATCCAGGAGGTAATGATCGTGGTTATAGTGCAATGATAAAAGTCTTTGATCGACTTAGAAGAAGAGATGATAAAGATGAGTTTTTTGGACTAATCAGTCCTAGTGAGGTTATTAAACCAAGGATGTCAGATATAGAAGCAATATCTGGTGCAAAACGTTGGTTATCAGTATTAGTGACAGCATTAGCAATGGCAAATGGAGCTAATTGAGCGGTACAACAATGCCTTGAAATCACTTGAAGGTGATACCATTGGTAGGCTTAATACTGTCTTAGATGATAGTTTTCTAAATCTGGTGAGGAGGACACGCATACAGATCAAAGCACCTTACCCTGATCCAGGCTTGCGGAAATTAGGAGTTTTACGAGAATTAAAGCAACTTGTGCCTTCATTCAGACCTGATAAGGTGGATAAGTATGATCGATTATTTAATAATCTGGTGAGTAAAGCCCAAGATCAAGGTTTAAATGTCTCTGCAGAATTGAGTGATACTGTTGGGTTGTCAAAACGTATTGATATTTCAATACCAATTGAAGCAACAGTAGCTGCAGCAAGAGATTCTAGAAAGCATTTAGAGAAACATGGTCAGACCTTTGCTGAGACATCTTCTGATATTGTTGCTCAAGGTATGGTAGAAGGTAAGTCAATATCTTCTATGGTAGGTGATATGAATAAGCGTCTTGGTGTAGTTAAATCTAGAGGTGAAACAATTGTTCGTACTGAAAGTCTTAGAGCTTCTAATACTGCATCAAGAGAATACTATGCAGCTAATGGTATTGATCTTGTCATGTGGTATGCCACAGCAGATGATAGAACCTGTCCTATCTGTGCACCCAGAGCTGGACAAATCTATAAGCGATCAGAAGTTAGAGTACCAATACACCCAAAATGTAGATGTTATCTAGCACCATGGGATATTAGTATTGCTCCAGAGTATGCTGCTGCAAGAGAGAGACATATTAAAGATGTCAGAAAAGTAGCTAAGTTTGAATCAGGTAATTTAAGTCAGGTTGGTATGTTTGAGCAGTTAACTCCTCAACCCCTGGACCTACCAGATATTTTCTGAACAAGCTGACCAAGTTTATGACCAAAGTCTTCAGGTCTTTTTTCTATTGCAATTTTATCTGCAGCAAATCTTGGGTCAAATAACTTGAAGAAAAGATTTGTATGGTGTGTTAGCTGCCAGGATTCACCAGTAATTTCTTGTAGTTGTATACGAACTAAAGTTTCTAGTTCTTTAGAATTAAGACTTCCTAGCAATTCAGGCATATAGGGGTCTAATAGATCAAGTGCTTTAGCTACAGCAGGAGGAATAAATCTAACTCCTATTTTTCTAGCAATAGGTTCAAACAAGGCCTTCGAAAAGACCATAAAAACAAACCCAGTTAATAACCCAAGAAAGAAAGGAGGCATCATAATAGTCGTCTCTTTTTAGGAAGTTCAGATTCAGACGGTGGTGGTGGAGTAGAATTAGGTGTTACTCCTGAAGGAAAGAAAAGGGCTGATACAGTGATCCAGCGTTCTAAGCAAGCATTAGTAGATGGTTGTCCGCTTAAAAAATTAGGAATTTCACAAGTACCAACAAAAAAGACACTAAAAGTTAATTGACCCAGGACTAGGCCACTCGATGCTGTTAATCCTGTAAGCGAGTGAAGGACCTTGCTCAGTTGAGGAATTATCTGATAGGATGATTCTACTGTAGCAGGTTGAGGTCAATGCCAGCTTCGGCATACGAGTATGGTGTGCGTGAGGGTGGGCCTATACAGAAAAATAGGGTTAGAGAAGGTACGGAAGAAAATAGCTCTTGTGGATGTAAGCACAAGAAGATCAAGAAAAGAGGTTCTTGTGAGTGTGAGCACAAGGGAGTATGTAAATGCAAGAAAAAGAAAAGAAGTAAACGACGGGATGCTATGCTAACTCCAGTGACTGTTAGAGTTGATCGTCGTGTTGGACGACGAGGTAAGAAATGTGGTAGAGGGTATATCCCTGTTAATGCTAAATGTACTCGTGCTGGTGCAGGTAATGCAATTAAAAGAACTGGTGAAATAGCAGCAGGTTTAGGTGCTGTGACTATTGGGTTAAAAGGTATGCGTGATCTTGAACAAGGTCTTAAGTTCAATAATTGGAGTAGAGCAAGTCAAGGACTCAGGAATTTAAGTGTTGCTGGTGGTGTTGCAAGTGTAGCTAGTGCTGGTCGCTATAGTCGATTAGGTGAAAAAGAAAAGGCTAAGAGAACATTATATACAGGAGCTGCTTTAGGAGGAATTGGTGCTGGTGGAGATTTAGCAGTGCAAAGATTTAGACGAGGTGATGAGGATGATACTCGTGAAGATTTTCGTAGTTTTAGGAGGGTTGGGCGTAGTTTATATAGACGAGCTAGAGTAGGTGCAATTAGAAGATTTAGAAAAATAGGAGGATTTAAAGGATTACGTTCTAGAGGTAGACGTCTTTATAAAAAAGTAAAAATAGGAGCAATTAAAGGTTATAGAAAAACAGGTGGAGTTAGTGGTATTCGTAAAAGGGCCACTGGTGTATATCAAGGAGCAAAGACAGGATTCCAACAAGCAGGTGGAATTAAAGGTATAAAAACAAAAGCAATTACTGGAGCTAGCACACTTAATAAAAGAGCTAGAAGTAGTGTTAACACCTTTAAAAAAAGGACTACAGGATTGTATCAAAAACGAATAAGGCCTCTGTCACAGAGGGCTGCTTACCGTTGGAGGCGGCCAGCAAGCCAGAGGACTGTCAACACCACAGCTTATAGTATATAGTAAAGAGAGCTTCAACCTACTGTCCCATTTCTTCTAACTAATCATGCCTCGTTTAGCTTCTGGTCGTAAAGGTAAAAAATGTGGTAGGGGATATATTCCTGCCAATGCTAAATGCACCAGGGGTGGTGCAGGTGGCCTTGGTAGAAAAATTGGAATAGGTGCGGCTATTGCTGGTGGTGCAACTGCTGCAGGTTATGGGGGTTATAAATTACTTAGAGGAGCTAAAGTAACACAAGGGTATGATCCTAAGAATAAACCATTCAGGTTGTTTGGAGGGCCTAAAGTGACAACTGCAGCTAGTCGGAAAAGATTAGCAAGAGGTACAGCTAAAATTACAACTGCAGCTAGTCGGAAAAGATTAGCAAGAGGTACAGCTAAAGTGACAGGAGGGTATGGGGATAACAGTAGAGGGAGACTGTTTGGTAGGGCTAAGGTAACGGAAGGAAATAGACGCTCTAGAAATCAAATGAGGCTAAAACTCCCTGCTAGAGTAACAGAAGGGGAAGAGTCTGCGAGGCGTAGTCTTAGAAGTCGACTTCCAGGGAGTGGGTATACACCACCAAGTGGAGGTTTTACTACTGGGGCAAGCCAGTATAAAACCCAGCGTGATTTGCCTTCTATGCCGGGTGCTAGGGTAGGTGCTGGATACCGTAATCCTGACCCCCGCTCTCGTAGGACTTGGTTAGATTCAGCTTATGACCGAATGGATTCTGTTTGGTTAGAAGGTCTTGGATATTGAGTAAGCCATGGCTATCCGTAAAGGTAAAAAGTGTGGTAGAGGATATATTCCTCAAAATGCTAAGTGCCGTTATGGTCGTTCTAATCAAACGAGAACAATTGGTCTGACTGCTGCAGCTATAGGTGGTTTAGCTTTAGGTACATATGGAATTAGTCGTGGTCTAAAAGGTAGAGGTGGTGGTGTAGGAGCTCCTCCTGCTCCACGACCTCCTAATCCCAGACCACCTAAATCTCTTAATGTTGTACCACCACTAGGTGGGCAAAGGGTTAGGTCATCACCAGGTAGTGCCATAGTTCCTGTAGGTAAAAGAAGGCCACCAATAGATATATCTAGGGTAAGACCTTCAGGAGCTAATGCACCACCTTTAGGTGGTCAGATGGTGAGATCTGCTAATGCTGTACCACCACTTGGTGGTCGGAGGAGAAGGTCTTCTAACATGGTTCGGGTGGGTGCTCCTGGACTAATCGGGCTAGAAAGAAAGCTGAATTTATTCAAAAGGGGAATGAAAGAGAAGCTAAATTTTTTGAAGATCTTGGACAAGCGGGTAGAGAAATAGGAGGAGCGTTACGTACTGGTGTTCGTTGGTTGTTTAATACTGGTCAATTTAGAAAGAGAAATAAAAACGACTCTTTCTACTATGATTATGACTATGCATATGATGATGTAGATTCTCTGTGGTTACCAGGTTGGTATGATTGATGGCTAAATTAACACCGAGAACAGTTGGTAAGAAATGTGGCAGGGGTTGGATACCTGCTAAAAGTAAGTGTAAAAAGAAGAAATCTAGATATGCAATGAATAATCTTACAAAAGGAATACTTGGTGTAGGTGGAGGACTAGCTTTAGGATATGGTACTGCACAAATTCTTAAAGGTATTACAAGAAGTAAAAGAGCAGGTACTTTTCTTGCTAAACCAGTACCACCTCCAGACCCAATACCTGGAGCAATTGATGTACCTTATAAGGTAATAACAGATAGTACCACTTATGTCCACAACTGCTGAGTATTATCGGACTCATCCTAAAGCTCGTTCTAAGCGATTACGTGATCAAGCAAGAATTAACCGTAGGCCAGAAGAACGTAGACGACGTATTGAATTAAGACGAGAGCGTCGTAGACGAGGTATTGACGGCAAAGGTGGACCAGATATCAGTCACACTCAATCGGGTAAGACTGTTTTAGAAGAGCCTAGTATAAATAGAGCAAGGAAGGGTTTGCGAGCTGATAAAAAAGGAAAGAAATGTGGCGAGTCTTATATTCCTAAAAAGGATAAATGCTCTAAGTTAACACCATCAAAAGTCAAGCTAGTTGGTGGATTAGCTTTAACAGCTGGTGCATTAGCTGGGGGAGCTTTGTTAGCTAAAAAACGATTTAAGAAAATGAGCATACCACTAACAACGGAAGAATGGCGTAAATCACCAGATAGTGTAATAAATAAACCTAAATTATCTGCTGATAAGAATGAAAGAATTGTCAATGAAGCAATAGCTGGAGGTCAGAAGTGGGACGTACATGAGGATTTAAATGCGTTTAATGAGCGTAGAAATAGACTACAGTGTGGTAGACGAGATAGTTTAGAAGATTTACTTTTAACTCCATATAGGTTAGATGATTGGGTTAGAGCACGTTGTCAAGTTGATGCTGGAAAAAGTGGTCAGTATTATGTTCATACATCAAAAAAATATGGTGTTAAGGTACATGACTTTGAAGGGATAGAAGAGCTGTCTATTGAGCAAGTTGAAAAGATGGCTGAATTAGAGCTTGAAATGCTTGATAAAGCATATAAAGCTGGGGTTAATGTTCCTGAACCATTGGCTTTACGTAGTGTTAAAATTAGAGATAAAAATAAAAAACAAACATACACCGATAGGAAAAGATATGCAATGACGATGGAACATATGGATGAGTACAAACCAATTACCAAACTGTATCCTAATATAGAAGAACTTAAAATAAATAATGCAATGGCGGATAAAGCCCCTTTAATTGTAAAAATAAAAACTATACGTGAGTTTAGAAAATTACATCTTGCTGGAATAGCTCATGGTGACTTACATGCTGGTAATATACTAGTAAATAATAGGGGTAAAAAAGTTAGTTTAATTGATTTTGGACATGCTTCAAATATACAAGATTCAAAACATCCAAGGTATGGTCTTAGTCAATCTGGATTTAATTCTTTAAAAAAAGATTTAGCTCTTTTACCTCCAGTTCTTGATGGTTGGAATAAAGGAAATGAGTTTCTTAACAAAGCTGAAAACTATACTGCTTATTTTGATGTAGTTGGTGATCTTAGAGTTGCTGGAGATCTTGGTACAGCAGGAAGAATAGCAAAAAAGGTGTATTCTAATGAGAGAGTTAGTGCAAAAGATTGGCAAGATTATCAAAACTCTATTAACCACTATTATTCTCTTTTACATAAAAGTCTTTTACATGATGCCTACCTAACAGCAAATAGATTGCAAGTATTACGTGAAGCTCGTCGGTCTAGAAATTAAATATCTTCTAGTAGTTTAGATATTGAAAGACCATAGATGTCACATAATCTAAATAGTCTAGATAGAGAAACATCAATTTCTCCTTTTTCTAATCTAGAGTAGGCAGCTTGGCTGATTCCTAGTTTGTATGCAGTTTCTAATTGAGAGTAGCCGTTTTTCTCTCTTAATTGCTTTAATCTCAGACAAACAGTTAGCTGCCGGTAAATTGCCAAGGCCTTATACGCTAGTCGGTTTATCATACTGGCAAATCATGTGGTAAGATCAGAGCTATGGGAACACCTGTTTTCCGATACGACTTCGCGCCAATTACCGGCAGCGAAACAACAGATGAGGGCTATCTCCGCGTCTGGTGTCGTGCTGCTAGGTCTGGTACTCAGTTATATCGAAAACCAGATGGTTCACAAATTCGTGAATATAGGCCTCCAGAAGAGGTAAGTAAACCTGAATCATTATCTACTTTTGGAATGAAGCCAGTAACATGGACTCATCCACCTAAATTATTGGATAGTAGTAATGCTTCAGAATACCAGAAAGGTTTTTCTGGAAGTCAAGTCAGGTATTCTGATGGTTTTGTTGAAGTTGCTTTATTAGTCACTGATGATGAAACTATCCAACGAATAAAACAAAATAAAGCAAAGGAAGTTTCAGCGGGTTATAAGGTCGATTTTGATCCTACACCTGGTGTTACTGAAGATGGTGAAGAATACTCTGGTATTCAACGTAATATCAGAGCCAATCATATTGCTATCGTTCCTCGGGGCCGGGCTGGTCCAGAGGTTCGATTATTGCTTGATCGAATTGATGCTGCTGATGCAGTAGCTGAAGTTGATCAAGATCCCAGCCCTCCTCGTGAGGTGCTCCAGCCCCGTCGTACCACTGAATCTCCCACTATGGCATCTGTCAATCTTGACGGCCTGGAGATCGATCTGCCACCTGAAGCAGCTACGGCAGTCCAGTCCTATGCACGGGAACTGGAGCGTCAAGTAGAGGCTATCAGTACTGAACGTGACGAGTTTTGCGATAGACTCGATGCGATGCAGGTCGAACTTGAAAATCTGGCCGAGGAAAATGAAACTGTCGAAGAACGAGCTGATTCTTTAGAAGAACAAATTGAAGATGGTGCAGTTAATCTTGATACAGAACAATTAGATGAGTTAGTTGCTTTGAGGTTAGATACCTTACAGACACTGGCTCCTGCTTTCGAACCTGACTTTCAATTTGATGGGATCGATGATGATGATCTCTATCGTATTGCTTTTATGAATCTAACTGGTCAAGAGTTAGATGATGATGCTGATCCTGACTATGTCCAGGGTGTTGTTGAAGGTCTTCTTGCTCGTGGAGATGATGAAGAGGATGACTATGATCCCGAGTATGATGATGAAGAAGAAGAAGATGATGATGATTATTATGAACCAGAGTATGATGATGATGAGTTAGTCTATGAAGATCGTGCTGACAGCACAGATGATTTGAGATATGCATTAAGAGGCGCTGGTCGATCCTCTGCTAATCCAGTTACGGCTTATCGAGAAAGACTCGAAACAGACTGGATGAGTTCATTAACTGCCACTAAACCTGTTAAATAAGGAGGATTAACTATGGCTATAACGTGGGATAAAACTGCAGTAGCTAGCCCATCAGGAGTGCAAGGTAAATATCCAATTAAGATGGATATTGCCCACGAGGGTATGGTTGCTGACGGCACTCCATGTGTGATTAAAAGTTATCGAAATGAGACTGGTAATCCAATTTTATTTGGTTCACTAGTACAAATTGATACGACTAATGGTAAGGATATGTATTCAGTAAAACATGCAGCTTCTGCTACAGGAATTGTAGGTGTTGCTGTATCAACGACAGCATTTGAGGGTGTATCTGGTACTTCTACTTATACTCCAAATCCTACACATAAAACTGGGACGAGGGTAGGTTATCCTGATAACACCACAGTCAATGTGATGTCTAAAGGTGTAGTTTGGGTTGTTTCTACTGAAGCTGTAGCAATAGGTAATAATGTCAAAGCGTATATAAATGTTTCTGGTATTACTAAAACAGGAGCTGCAGTAGGTCGGTTTGTTGTAGCTAAAGTAGCTGCTAAAACAATCAATATAAATAGTATTGCTGCTTGGAGGTCAACAGGTAAAGCGAATGGGCTTGTCATGCTGGAACTCAACATTCCAGGTGGTGACGGCACTATTGTAGCTGATCCGGCATAGGAGGACCTTTTATGGCTACTGAAATTCGCAACGATGATTTCGGAATCTTTCTAGCTAGAGAGCTAGAACATATTCTAGCTCGAACATTCGAGACAGAGTATGCCGATCTTAAATACAGCAAGCTGATACCAGTTTCAACTGAAGTTGGTCCAGGTGCTGAAACCTTTACTTATCGAATTTTTGATAAGCAAGGTCAGATGAAGATTATTGGTGATAAAGCTAATGATCTACCTCGTGTGGATGTTGAGAGGAGTGAAGTCACTCATCAAATCAGGACATTAGGTGGTGAGTTTGCTTATACAATACAAGAGATTGAAGCTGCAGCACGAGTACCTGGAATGATGTTAGAGCAACGCCGTGCTAATGCAGTGCGACGTGCTTATGAACAAGCTGTACAAGAGATTGCTTATTTTGGTGATGCTGCATCAGGTATTAAAGGCTTTTTCAATAACGACCAAATTGATAAGGTTGTGTCTGATCACTGGCCAGGTACTGATGCTGATATGACAGCAGATGAGATGATTGACTTTTTAAACAAAGGTCCTACTGAAATAGTAAATACGACTAATATGAAAGAGATGCCTAACACAATGTTAGTGCCTTATAAAGTGTACCGTGAGATTTCGACAAGACCTCGCAGTACAACGTCAGATACGACAATCATGGAATTTTTCTTAAGGACTAATCCTATGATTACGTCGATTGAGCCAGTGAATGAGCTAGAAGCAAGTAAAGGTAAGTTGACACAAGATCGTTGTATTATCTACGATCGTAATCCAGACAAATTGCAGCTTCATATTCCAGTTCAATTACAATTTTTACCTCCTCAGAGGAAGAAATTAGAATTTGAAGTAGCTGCCCGTGCTCGCATAGGTGGTGTGTCTGTCTACTATCCAAAAAGTGTTATTGCACTTGAAAACAGCTGATTATGATCCTTATTTATCGTCCTGAATTAGATAATCCTCCTGTGGCATCTCAAGCCACATTAGGATTTGCATTTATTCCAAAATTAGAAGATGGCACAGAAACTGTTAAACTCAAAAGTGGAGTTAATCGACAGTTTCCAGAGCATGTCTGGGAACGTATCAAAAACTACGATGTTGTGAAAGGACTAATGTCCAGGGGTGCATTACGAATTGAGGAAGATCAGACAGTAGTTAAAACTATAGAGTCTGATAATTCTGAAAATGGTATTGCTGATTTTACCAAAGAAAAAGCTATGTCTTATATAGAAGATAGCTTTAACATTGCTGATCTTAAGAAGTGGGATGCAAAAGAAAAGCGTATCCCAATCAAGAGTGCTATAGCACAACGTATTGAAGTACTAACACATGGTAAAGGCTAATGACAGTACCCAAGTCCACTACATTTCTAAAACGATTCCCAGAATTTGAGTGCATTAGTAATAATGTGCTTAATGAATCGATAGCGGAGGCGGGTCGAGTTTGTGATCGTGAGGTGTGGGGTGACTGGCACTCTGATGGTGTCAGTTATCTTACTGCACATCTCTTAGCTACAAGACAAATGCAAATAGGAATGCAGATAGGTGCACCTAGTGGGCAACCATTTGGTGAAAATCTACGAGCTACAACCTATGGCCAAGAGTATAGGAGACTACTGAGAACATTACCAGTCAGTGGATTTGCCATCTAGTTATGCCTATCAGAAACTCCACAATTGAAAAGTTTGCTCCTTGGGGTAATAGCCAGCTTACTTTTCTAGTGAGTACTAGTGGCTTAACTGAAGATCCTGAAACTGGTAATATCAATCAAGTAGAGATAGAAGAAGATTACTTAGCTTATTTAAATATACAACCACCAGCATGGGAACCCCAAAGAGGAATTGATACCACAGTATATCAATGCCAAGGTAGGTTGTTAGAACCATGTCATCTTAATAAAGACATCACTAATGGTTCACAAGCTAAAGCAATCATCAATGGTGTATATGGCAGATTTGAATTGACTTTCCCACTAAGTATGCTTAGTAAATTCTACAAAGACATAAGGCAGGAGATCTACGGTACTTTCCGTAAAGTAGGAGGTCTAGGTCGTGTCTAAAGACAAGTTAGACAAAAAGCTAGAAGAGGCTAAAAAGAAAGCCACTAAACAGCTTAATAACTGGTTAGACTCTCGTTTTACAGAAGAAATATCTGCTGTCAAATGGGACTTTCCTACACCACCAAAAGTAAGAGATATTGTTGACACGGGTAGGCTAAGAGCTAGTCAAACTCGTGTTCAAAGAGAAGATGGCAAGATTGAATTTTCTTGGCCTGTTGAATACGCTAAGCAGGTACATGAAGGAGGTGTTGGACTAGATGGTCAACGATTTCCAGGACGCCCCTGGACCAGGGGGCCATTAAAGGAAGCACCTGAAAAGTTCAAGGAATTTTTAAAGCAAGCAATTAAAGAAGGTGAAAGCAAATGATTGGACACTATCCCAGAGTAGTTGAGTTAAGACACACAATTGAGACTCACATTCTTAAAATACGTGATTCCAATAACAAGCAAAAGCAGGAGAGTGAATGGCCGGGCAAGTATATTATAAAATATGTCACACCTACTAAGACAAAGATCACTTCTATTCCAGCAGTGTTTGTCTCTGGTGAAAAGATGGTCCCATCAAATTGGGAGATAGAAGGTATTGAATGTGTGATTGATGATGTCCCTGAAGTGATTACAGAAGGATATGGGTCATTGATTTCAATTGAAACATGGCCTGTTAGATTCACTAATTATGGGTATAAAGAGGGAGTGCAAATGAAAGTATCACTCCTAGATATTCAACGTCGACTAGCACAAACTTTCCCCCGTGACCAAACCACTTATATGCCACGGACAGAAGCCACTTTTGAGGCTTTGACGGCCCGCATCCGCGGGGCCGTTATGACCCCCACGATCCCCTAAGGAGTTTAAAACTATGGCCGATTATGCCATCGGGCTGTCTTTTCATAAAGCACACCGCACCCTGGTCCGTGCTGTCGAATTAAGTCCACCAGCTCGATACTTTGCTACTCGTAGTGATGCTGGACTAATCACATTACCAACGCTTGCGTCTGGTACTCAATATATTGAAATGCAAGGTTTGAGGAATGTCAGCTTTAGTGTCAATGACAATAATCAAGAGTTCAGGTTATTAGGAGATGATGGTTGGAGTGATTCGGTGATCACTGGATCATCTGTTCAAGCTAATGTTACGTCTTATTTCATGAAAGACAGTGAGAGGAAGACTTCTTCTACGACTCCTGTTTTTTGTGGTGATTATGATGAAGGTTTTAAGTTAATTGAAAAATCCAGGTATGATAAAGATTATGAGATTTATATTGAATTCTTGAAAGAGATAGGACGAGCAAATGGGTCCAGTGGTAATTGGATTTACGACTTTACTGGATTTAATGCTGTTATCAGTAATTACAGTGATAATCTCACTGCTGAAGGATTAACTGAAATTTCATTCAATCTAATGTCTAGGGGTGCACCAGTTATTGGTAAGTATGATGCTGGGGCTAATAAAATTGCTTTTGGTGGTATATTCTCTACATTGCTATTCCTTGTTGATGATACACGTGAACTAGTATTTGATCCTGCAAATAACTCACTCAATCATCCTAAAGGAGATAGCATTACTGTTAAATATACTAGTGATGGTACTTCAGCGTTAACTCAACTTAAATTGAGCTCTACAGCAACAGAGGGATACAGCTTAGAAGAAGCAGCAAGCAATAAAAAAGTTACTGCAGTTGTAACTTTGTCTGGGAATACTGTTACAGTCAATCCAGCTGGTAATCTTAAGTCTAATACAATTTATAGGTTGAACATTGCTAATGGTGCAATGCTACAAAAAGTAGGTCCAGATGGATCTGCTTCTGCGACAGGGACTTATCGTCCAATCCAAGGAGCTACTACGTTTTTCAGAACTGGTGCTTGAGTTATACTAGCCCTGCTTTTGCAGGGCTATGAAATCACAAGATTTATTACTTGGTGTTGCCAATACAATCTATGCAATTAACTGTCACATAGAGAATAAGAAGCTACATTGTGGAGCTCTGTACTTAGAACCTGATCAGGTGCATAAGACTATCCGGTTAGCGAATAATGATGCTAGTATTTGGATCCAGCTCCCGGATGAGGTTCTAAACCAGTCCTACCCCATTCGTATGTGGAGTACCACCTTTGAGGTTACTCATGAGTTCGAGTAAGTATGCAGGCTTGTTATTCCCTGTTAAGGAATATCATGAAATACCACCATTTAGGTTTCCTATTTATCATGACTTAGTACCTGGTGAAGCAAAGGAAATTGAAAAGTTAACGAGGGAACAATCTAGGTCTACATATGAATCTATTAAATTAGCAAAACGTGTTGCTAAGGATAAGAAGATCCCAGTTAAAGAAGCTCTAGATTTACTATCCAGTATTAAAGGTGATGAAGATTCAGAAATTTTATATGATTATATAGATGATTTAAATGCTTTGCAAAAAGCAGGTATGAGTGTCACAGAGCAACAAGTTGTTTTTGTCACTGTGTTTATACGTTATCGAGGTGAGGCTCAGTTAGGTAACAAAAAGACTTGGGAACCTCTACCCGACTGGACCGAAGTAGATACAGAATCAATTCCTAGTAAAGTAATGGGAGAAATTTTTCAATTGATTCTTTGGGAAAGGGATGGGTGGCCTGAGGGAAAGTCACCAGTGAACCAGACTTAGATGTAGTTTATAAACGATGTATTGAATTTCTTAAGAGTAAACCTTGTGATTGGGAAGAAGTATATTTACGATTTAAAGTATCGGTTTTAAGCAATGATTTTCCTAGGGAAAGATTTCTTAGGACTCCTGCAAAGACTATTCGTAACTTACTTGGGTATTTAAATAGTCATGAACAAAGACAAGCAAATGAAGATTCAATAACTGTTGCTAAACTAGCACATCTTGTTTTAAATGTTGCTCATGGATTAAGTGGATCTCGTCACTCAGCACCAAAGGTAACACCAAAAGAGTTTTTACCATTTCCTGACTGGAAACCAGAAGTTGATATAGCCAATGGTCCAGATGAGGGGACTAAGCTTGTTTTGAAGGAGTTGATTCACAATCGTCAAATTCCAATGCATGTTTTTGCTGCGTTGGTAAGCCCAGCAGAAGCTGGAGATGGGCTATTATGAGAGTAGGTACTGAGTCGGAGTAACAGGGAGTGGCGGACTATACAATTCAAATAGAAGCTGATGTTAAGAAAGCCAAGGAAGAATTAGAAGAAGTAGAGAAGATTACTAAGGAATTAGAAGAAGAGAAAAAGATTACCTTTTCAGAGAATTTTGAAAAAGTAAAAGAGAATCTACATGGTGCTGCTGAGTCTACTAAACAGATTTACGGGATTGTCAAGAAAGTACCAGAAGTAGGGGAGAGAGTAGAAGAAGTAGAAAAGCTTGCTGTTGGGGTAAAGAATGTTGCTGTAGCAGCCCCTGGTGCAGCTCGAGAGCTTATAGAAGTATCAAAAGCTAATAATATTTTAGAGACTAGTAGTGTTGCAGCAAATACTGCTGTGATGAGTCTAGTTGATAATGTTGCTAAGATTGG